ATCCAAGCTTTACTTGTATCATTTGCACCATACTTAGCTTCAAAGTCTTGTGCTTGTTTTAGTTTTGCAGCGATTTTGTCTGCAGGATAATCTTTAAATTGCATAGTTAATTAGATTTATTATATTCTTGTAACACTTGTTGTCTTTCATCTTTAGTTAATAGAAATGGAGACTTATTAAACAAGTGTTTAGAAATTATTATTAATTGAGTTTGATTATACAACATTAGTAGTTTTATAAAAGTTAATTCTAGTTTGAACATCTTCACGTGACATCTCGCCACTCATTTGTTTTAGTATGTAGCTAGACATATCTATTTTTTTTCCGTTAGGACAAGTTAATATAAATTGCATAATTATTAGATTTTATTACCAACCACCGAAAGTGATAGTTGGAGAGTTAAACATTAAGTGATATGAAATCATTAGTATTCCAGATATTGCAAGAGTTGCTAATGAATATAATAGTGTGTTTATTGCGTAGTGTTGAAATTTTCTTTTCATTTTATAATATTTAAGTGTTAGTTCTAGTGTGAGTAATCGAAACCCACCAGTGCTCCAAGACTAGATTTTGAGAGTGTTGATTACTTTACTTCAACAACACTTCTCACTTTTACAGGTACATTAGTTGAACTAGTGTATGATTTGTACTTTAACCAGCAAGGAAGTTTAGTTAGTGTATCTTTCATAATTTCAAACACTTTGTCATGATTGTAAGTACATGATTTTCCATTTTTGAAATTAACAGTGATAGTTTGATTTTTACCTACTAGTGATTGTCTAAGAACAAATCTTTTTGAATTTAATTGAGTCATAATTTTAATTTTAAGTTATTAATTATTAGTTATTTAAGTTTATTATATTATCATTAAGTTATAATATTTTATTTGTAATCAAGAGTGTATAATTGTTTATTAGTTAAATGTGTCAAGATGTCATTGCACAAAGTGTCATAGTATGTCATAATGTCATTATTAAATAGTATCATTTAACTTTGTTTATTATTATTCTTTTTACATTTAAATTATCATTGTATAAGAATATTAAGTTTGTAAAATTAGTTTTAAAAAAATAGTAAATATAAAATATAGTAGGCAAAAAGGTAAAAACGTAAAACATTTCGGTATTGTGGTAAAAAACATGGGGGGCCCAGGTAAATCTAAACCATTTTGTAATATGTTGATAGTCAGCAAGTTAGGGGAGCAACGCAAATACTCTCTATTAGTAACAAGCTTCTAAATATCTCTCGCCCCTTATGATATTATACTACGTATAATATCTAGATAGGAGTAATATATTATATATTATATTATATAATAGAAGTATATATTACACAGGTATTTTTGAATTTACCCAAATAAATGTAAATTTTTTGATTTATATGTAAGTATACTTAATGTACACTTCACACAAAAAACAATATTATGAACGGAGCCTTTACACCGAAACTTATTAAAAATTTAAAGGGTGCTATGAAAGCTAAACATACTGGATCAGCACTTAGAAAATTAGAAAAAGATACTGACGTTGTTGGAAATAACCGCATGGACAACGTATTAATGAAAAATTACAAGAAATAAATAGAACATGGCAATAATATATTCATATCCTCAAGCTACGGTAAAACCTAGTGACCGTATACTTGCATCTGATACTACACAGACGGGTAATCCTACAATAAACATTACTGTTGGAGGTATTGCCAATTATATTCTTACACTACTAGGTTTTGGATCAGGAACTCCTGGTTACATGCCAGTGTGGGTAACAGATCAACAACTAGGTAACTCATACGTTTATCAAATAACAGGTCCTAATACTTCAATACATACAGAAAAAGCTACGTTTGAAAAAAATGTAGGTGTATTAGGTGACGCAGGAATAGAGGGAAACCTTGTAGTTGGTGGAGCAGTTCCAACAACAGCTCAGTTTTTAGCTGATGTAACAACTGAGGTTCGTGGTGACGCTAACTTTTACAAAAGAGTTAATGTAGGAACAGTAGGTACAACAAATGTTAGTCCTATTCAAATATACAACACAACGCAGTTTTACGGAGATATAAGAGATACAGGTGGTAACATTGGTACGAATACACAGGTATTATCCTCCCTTGGTGCAGGATCAGGAGTTGAGTGGGTAGATCAACTACCATCAGGCCTAAACTTCAAAGGAACATGGGACGCATTTAACAATATTCCAGTTTTAGCCTCTGGTGTAGGTGTACAAGGTGACTACTACATCGTTAGTGCAGATGGTACAACTAACTTAGATGGTTTTAATTCTTGGGAAATAGGTGATTGGTGTGTGTTTAATGGAACCGTATGGCAAGAAATAGATAACCAAAATATATTTTCTGGTACAGGTACAGCAAACACTATGACTAAATGGACAGGTACAACTTCATTAGGAGATTCTCAAACAACTGATGATGGTACTAATATAGTAATGAACACGCCTGGGGGAGGAATAACACTTGTTTCTTCTTCTGATTTAAGCATTGATAGCGCAACAGTGTTGCATTTAAATCAATCTAACCCAACTATTTCAATAAAAAACTGGGGACCGACAGTATTTGAAGAAAGTGCTTACTTCAAACAAGAAATATTAGACTCAACTACAGCATCGGGTGCAGCAGGACAAGTTTTATCTTCAACCGGAGCCGGTGCAGTACAGTGGATTGATGTATCTGCCGGAGCCGGCGCGATCAGTGGTAGCGGAACAGTTGATACAGTAGTTAGATGGACACCATCAGGTGTAGAGCTAGGTGATAGTTCTATAAGAGATGATTTAAATGCTTTGTTACTTACACCTACTGTTAAAACAACTGTAGACTCTCCAACTATCGAACTTCTTCCAACAGTAGCTGCTACTATAGGTACAGCAGGTGTTACTACTACTTTCGATGGAGTAAACGATTTTCAAGGTGACGCTAAATTTGCTGCTAAAATAATAGATAACTTTGGATCATCTGGAACAAGTGGTCAAGTATTAGCTAGTACAATTGCAGCAACACAATGGGTGAGTCCTTTACTTAACACATCTGGAGCAAGACAAATAAGTGTATCAGTTGATTTTAATGAATTAGGTAATTTAGCAACAACACCTAAACAACTTATAGCGTCTCCAGGAGTAGGTAAAGTAATAGAAGTATTAAGCGTAGCATTTAAGTATACATTTAATACAACCGTATATGACTTTACAAGTTATTTAGTAGTTTGTGCTGATGGTTTTGTAGGTAATACAGATGCTATACAGTCAGGGTTTAAAGAAACACTTATTAACGGAGCAAGTGATGTACTTATAGGTAATCAAAACGGTGTTAATTTAGGATTTGGCGGACAGTCAATAGTAGAAAACACAGCAATAGTACTTGGAACACCAGGTATTGATCCAACTCAAGGAGATGGAGATTTAAGACTAAACATAATATATAGAATTTTAAACGTCAGTAATATGACGGTAGACATAACATAAAAAAAAATTAAAATGGCAATTATACCAGCATCAAGAGGAGTTGTATTTTACGACCCAACACACAGGCTTTATCAAACATCGTATCAGGCAAATGCTAACTTGACTGATTTTTCATATACGATGCAAGATATTATTGATACAGTTAACGCAGCGGAAACATTAGGCGCGGAAACACAAGTAGCACTAAGTGCTTTATCAAGTGGAACTGCAACTCCACAAATGATTTCTGAAACTGTAAAACCAGGCGAAGTTATATTAATAATGCGTGTTGCTAATATTGGTAGTGGTTACCCAGGAAATTTAGTTCCAACAACAGCAACAGATTCTGGATTAACGATTCAATTTCCACCACTTATTATAAATAAAAGTGATTACACAAATGCTCAGTTATTTGGAAGCGTCAATGACGCGTATGAAAACTTTACCAGTCCAACTCAAGTTTTTAATTTAGGTGCTACTGGTAGTAATTGGATGTTAAAAGGATTATGGGAAGTATCAACATATATACAGTATGCTGCTTTTGCAGACAACTTACACGATGGAATAAATCCAGTTCCAATGCATATAATGACAACTGTTGGTGGTGGTAATGATGATATAGACTTTTTAGAAGTAGGAACAGATAAGTACAGCAATTTTGGCGAGGTGTATCAAGAAGAATTTATTATAGATTCTCATAAATTTACCTCTGATTATCAAAGTAGAACTGTTACTAAAAGTGATGGGTCTACTATAAGTGTTGATAGTGATTTTTATACTCATGAAGTAAAAAGTAAGTTTATAATAAATAACTGGACACATCATTATTTTGCAATATTTGTATACCCAGAAGGTGGTACTGGAGCAGGTCCAATGGGAAGTCCAGCAGTTTTTGGAGGTGTTAAAGCAATAACAGAATGGGGACAAGCAAACGGAAAAAATTTCAACTTTTCTTCAACTACTGGAAGTGTAATAGATACAGATGTAGTTCGTATTAATGGTGTTAAATTATCAAATAGAGCAACCTCTGATACAATTGGAGATTCTTTATTAGGTTCGTTTTCTACAAACATTGGAGGACAGTTTGATTTTATGAGAGGTTCAGGAGCTGATGCTGGATACGTAGTGGTTAAATGGTTAGGCGCAACTCAACCAGAGTCATATTATTATTATGGCGGCGATGGTATTGGAACAAGTAATTTATAAAAAAAACAATGATACGATTTATATTAAATTTAATTAAAAAAATGTTTAGAAAAAAAGTTAAAAAACCTGTTTATTACGAAAATGAATTTATAGTTGGTTATACCAATTTAAAAGATGATTAATAAAGTTGTTTATAGTCACTGGTCAAAGCCAGCAAAAGACGATTGTGTAGGATTTAATACTAAAGAAGCATTTGCAAATAGTGCTAAGCTTTCTGCTTTAATGAGTAAAAGGTGGGCAGATGAAGTAGAACTAGTAACAGATAAAAAAGGTTATAATCTTTTGATAAAAGATTTAAAATTACCATTTGATAATGTTAGAGTAGAATTAGACACGCTTAACAAAATAGACAATAAGTTTTGGGCGATAGGTAAATTACATGCTTGCTTGCTACAAGACAAACCTTTTATGCACCTAGATATGGATGCTTTCTGGTTTAAAAAACCTCCTGCTCATATATTAAAAGCTAAAGCATGTTTTCAAAACTGGGAAACAGATGAATATAGTCATCAATATTATAGAAAGTTAATAGAAAACTGCCATGATACACCTGAGTTAAAAATGCATAAATATGTAGATTTTTCTAAAGTTGTATTAAACGCTGTATGTTGTGGTTTTATGGGCTATAATAATTTAAAGCATATACCTGAATGGTATGATTTAGCTTTAGACTATATTAATACTGCGGGTAAAATTGCAGATCCTCTGAATGTTCCTTCAATAATGTTTGAGCAGTATTTTATTAGTAATTTATTAAAACATTATAAAGTACCAATAACAACACTTGGTCATAAATGGGTTTCAGAACAAGATGCTACAAAATATGGATATACTCATTTAATATCACAATCAAAAAGAAAAAAAGAAATAGAAATAAAAGTAAAAAACAGATTAAAAAAAGAATTAAAAAATGGCATTAATTCCACTAACATATAAACTAGATTGGTATGACCCATCGCAACCTGGGGGAACAATATCTATTGTTAATAATAACGCTAATACAACAACCTCATTTGATACTCAATATACGATGCAGGACATTATTGATACAGTTACTGGATCAGGAGGCGGAGTGACAGGAAGTGGAACAACAAATAGACTTACTAAATGGAAAGCGCCTGTAGGAAGTGGTGAAATAGAGGATTCTAGTATGGCTGAAGAAGCTGGTGAAATAATTTGTCAGGTAGATTTTAGAGTTGATGGAAATAACTTTGATGTAGAAAGTACAAATTTTAATATGACACAAGGTAGTATTAATTTATTAAACTCAATTGATACATCAACAGGTATATCGTTTACTCACCCAGCCGGTGGTGCATCTGCCGATGTTTATATGCATTTTGCTGGTGCTGTACAAGGATCAAGATTTGTTATATCAAGACAAGCAACAGGTGGCGCTGAGATAGAATTAGAATCAGATGGTGACATTAATTTAAATAGAACCGGTAATGGCGGTGTTTTAATTGGTGGATTAGGAAATTATGCTAATGACGCGGCTGCAGCAGCAGGTGGCGTACCAATTAACGGTCTATATAGAAACGGAAACAATATACAAATAAGAATAGTTTAAAAAAATAATTAAAAAAAAACAAAATGGCATTAATACCTACAACTTATAAACTTTCATGGTACGACCCATCTAAACCAGGTGGAGTTATACACACACAAAATGACAATGTTAACATAACTACATCTGCCGCTACTCAATATACAATGCAAGACGTTATTGATACTGTAATTGCAGGTGGATCAACTCCAGGAATTAACGATAGACTAGCAGTATATCAAGAAACATCACCTGGTCAATTTACACTAGCACCCTCTGCAGCTTCAGTTACTTATCCATCTGTAGCAGGAGCAAACTATATGATATTAAGAGATGCCTATAGTATGGTTTTATCAAGAGAACCAGGAGCAGCTGGTGGTGATCCAGAATATATAATTGTAGACGAAAACTTTGGATACAGAGTTTCTTTTGGATATGATGATGATGGTGGTAATTTTGGTTATTTGTATAACTGGAATGATGGAGACTGGAAAATAGGAAGCACAGTTCAAAACCCAACGCTTACAATTAAATCATCTGTAGTAAACGGAGGTATTGAAATTGATGGAGGTATTTTATTTAACCAAAATTTAGCAGCTTATGCGGATGACGCAGCCGCTGGTGCAGCGGGTGTTGCAACTGGAACATTATACCAAACAGACGGATCAGATCCTTCTCTTCCTGTCGCAGGTGTAGTAATGATTAAACAATAATATAAGTAAAATAACACTTTAACAAGTGATTATAAATATACCTGCTCGGTGAGAGCAATACCAATTATTAATTAAAACCAAAACCAATGACGTTTTATTATTCGACTAGAACGTGGAATAGTCAACCACAAATATCCGAAGACCAAATTAAACTTTGGAAACATCTTTCAGAAAAGAAAAACTGGAGGATAACACAATTACCAAACGGTTTCTTTCAAACGGAATATAAAGACATGGATTGTCCTTGTAATCCCGATGAAGATCATTGCTGTGAAAAATGGCATGACGTCACAAGAAGAGAAACTATTGAAGGAGCAGAGGCTGCTATTGATGGATCAGTAGAGCATTATGCTAAAAAAGTAGAGTTTTTAAAAGGACCCAAGGTAGTTAAAACCTTTAAATAATATCTAAACCACAATAAAATTTAATTAAATAATATGACAGATAAACTTGTTAAAAATCTTAACTTTGGTCAAGAGGCTCAAGGTAAGATATTAAATGGAATAGATAAACTCACAAAAGCTGTTAGCTCCACTCTTGGGGCTAATGGTAAGTGTGTTATCTTAGAAGACAATTTAGGTAAACCTACCATAACAAAAGATGGTATTACAGTAGCAGAAAGTATTACACTGCTTGATCCTGTTGAAAACATGGGTGCAGCTTTAATTAAAGAAGCGGCTCGTAAAACAGTAAAAGAAGCGGGTGATGGTACTACAACTGCAACAATACTAGCTCATTCAATTTTACAGTTAGCTAAACAACAAGATAATAACAATGTAAGATGGCTAAAAGAAGGTATTGACTCAGCTGTAAACAAAACAATAAAATACTTAGATAAAATAAGTATACCTGTTGTAGATGATATGGTAGAACAAGTAGCAACAATATCAGCTAATAATGATAATGAATTAGGTAAAAAAATTGCTGAAGCATTTTTATCAGTAGGAAAAACAGGTGTTGTGGCTATGGAAGAATCTGATACAGATCAGACGTATATAGAAATAGTAGATGGTATACAATATGAAAAAGGTTTAAAGAACATGAGTTTTGTTACCGATAAAGCAGGTAAAAAAGCAGAACTTATAAAACCTTTAGTATTAATTGTAGAATCTGAAATAGAAAATATACGTAAAATACAAGCTGTATTAGAACATGTTATAAAAACTAATAGACCTTTATTAATTATAGCTGACGCAGACACTAAGGTTCTTGCTGCTTTAGCTATGAATAAAATAAAAGGTAATATAAAAATAAATATAGTTGATGCTCCAAATTTTGGTGTTACTAAAAAACAAGTGTTAAATGATATTGCTTTAATGACTGGAGCTACAGTTATTAATGAACATTTAGGTGATGATTTAGATTTAATACAACCAGAACATTTAGGTGAATGTATAAAATCAGTAACAACAGAATATGAAACCATTATACAGGTAGCAGGTGTTTCACCAGAAGTAGAAGACGTTATTGAGCAGGTGAAAAAAGATATAGCTAATGAAACAAAACCTGGTCCTATAACAAGACTTGAAAAAAGATTAGCATTACTATCTGCTAAAATAGCCAATGTAAAAGTTGGTGCTAATTCTGACGTAGAATTAAAAGAAAAGAAAGATAGAGTAGAAGATGCTGTTTGTGCTACAAAAGCCGCGATAAAAGAAGGTATAGTTCCAGGTGGAGGTATAGCTCTACTTAACGCGTCAACAAAAATTAAAGCTGCTAACAAAGCAGAACAAGTTTTATTTGATGCTATTAAATCTCCTTTTAATATTATACTTAGCAATGCTGGTATAAAAAATGATATACCCATAGTTATAGAAAAAATGGGTATTGATGTGGTTACAGGAAATATGGTAAACATGATTGATAGTGGTATTATTGACCCACTATTAGTTACAAAAAGCGCCCTAAAAAATGCGGCTTCTGTAGCTACAACTATTTTATCAACTGATTGTGTAATAAATAATATTAGAATACATGAAGGCGATAGGAGATAATTTAATTATAACACCTATGCAACAAGGTGTAGAAAAAACAAAAGGTGGTTTGCTTTTAACTCATAGCCAAAGAGAAGACATTAGATTTGAAAAAGCTAAAGTATTAACTCAAGGTGAAAATGTTAAAGGTATAAATGAAGGCGATGAAATTTATTTTGATAGTAGAGCAGGCCACAAAATAGAAATAAATAAAGATACATATCACGTTATTAAGTTAAGAGACGTGGTCGTTGTTTTATGAAAAAGCTAAATGCAAGTGATATTAAAGATCTACACTTGTTGAAACATTACCGTATAATACGCAAATGGGCTTGTAAAAACAACGGCTTAACTGATGCTGAGCTAGAGTTAATAATATATTTAGACTGTATAGGTTTGTTTACAAAAAATGATTTTGAAATAGGTACATATTCATATAGTTGGAACAATAGACGTTGGAACAAATTAATTCAAAATGATTGGATAATTGTTTGGCGTAATAGAAACAGAACAACACAAAAATATAATATATACAAAATATCATTTAAAGGTAAACAATTAATAAGTAGAATATATAGAATAATGACTGGTGAAGAAGATATACCAACAAGCGTTAAAAGAAACGTTATAATGAAAGGTGATACGTATATTAATAAGGTTTTACAAACCTCAATAGATAATGTTAACAAAGACAAATCAAGATGGCAGACGAAATAATAGACAAATCTAATGTTACTGCTCCAGTAAGTTATAAAGCAAATAACATTCAATTTAGCTCAGATGATGCTATAGCTAATGCTGAGGAAAGAGAGCGTAAATCTACTGGTTTAAGTAAATTAGAGAAAAAATTAGGTGAATTAAAACCTGGTAGCCCTGAGTACATTAAGCTAGACGCTAAAATAAAAAAGAAAAATTATAGACGTGAAGCTAGAGCTATTAAAAAGAATATTAGAAAGTTTGGTGCCGATGCTGATTTTAGTAACATGTCTACAGAATTTCAAAACCAGTTAGCAGCTGGTGGATCTGTAGGAGATGTAGCTCGTAGAGTAAATAAAAGATTAGAAAAATTTTTAGGTAGAAATACTATTGGTGATCAAATAAGAGGTAATGATGTAAATAGAAAAAATATACTTGAAAAAGGTTTAAAAAATAGAGATCTCAAGATTGCTGAAGCAAAGGAAAATAGAGAAAAACAAGATCAGTTAATTAAAAACAAAACTAATAATGAAAATAATATTTTACCAGCGGTAAGTAATTATTTTAATTTTAATAGAGATAATAGTAATTTTTCTTCAGGTTTAAATAATAGAACTTTTGGTCTTAATAGTAACTTTGGTATAAACTATAATAAGCGTGGTTTACTTTCTGGTTTTGAGATGAATGAGTATTTAAATAAAACTTATGGAGTTACTAATACATTTACTTCACCACCAGAAGATCCTGATGGACTAAATAAAAAAGGTAGACCTTTTATAGCTGATGCTAATTCGATAACAGGTGGTCAACCTATTAGAAAAATGTTAAAAAATTTTAGATAATGCCTTATCAAGATTGGTATACACAAGCAACAAATGCGGCGGTAACTATGAATATGCCTCCAGCTTTAGTTCCCCCAACTCAAAGTTTTGTGGCACCGCCTAGACAACCATTAGTACCTGTTAATGCTAGACCACTAAACAATACTACTGCACCAGTATCGCAAGAAAATAGATCAACATTTGCTGGCAGTAATTTAAGATCAGCTGGAAGATTTGAAAAACAATCAGCGATGATTAATCCTTTTGCTACGCAATCAATGATATTAGGTGGTACTGATACTGGCATGATTACAGAAGCGGCAGAAAACACAAAAAGAAAAAACGTTTATACAGATAAGTTTGAATTTAGAACTCAAGCAGATATGGCTGCTGATCAATATAATTCAGATATAGGTATGAACAATATGAACAGTTTATACGAAGACACATATTTATTATAAATTTAAAAATAACTTATGGCAACAAATAAAACACAAGTAGGACAACAATGGATATGGGAAGGACCTCTAGATCCAACCGGTATGCCAATGGCTAAAGGTAATAGTAGAAATGGCATGCATTTAAAATGTGCGCCATGTAAATACAGCCCAGGTCCAATAACAGAAAAAGCAAAATAAAATGGCAATATCAAACTTTCCACAAAATCAAGCTAGCTATGCTATTGATGTAATACCTAGCGATACTATAAATATTCCACAACCCTATGATATAGCTAGTGGAAACAATACAGCTGTTGCAGCAAGTGAATTAGTAGACGGAGGTGCTGATTTTATAGCAGCAAACGTATCAGAAGGTGATGCAGTTTATAATTTAACTGATGGAACCATTGCTACAGTAACAAGCAAAATAGATGCTACAAGATTAGGATTAAGCGCGAATATATTTGCTGCTACTCCAAAAGCTTATGCTATATATCAAGGTAATTCTAAACCTAATTCTTTTTTATTATACGTAGGAACTGGTGGTGATGTAAATATTCAAACATCTGCTACTGCTCCAGTATTATTAAAAAATGTAGGAGACGCTTCATTTATTCCTATTAATGTAGGAAGAGTAAACGCTTCTAGCACAACAGCATCTGATATAATAGCTTTATTGTAATGGCACCAACAATATTAGGAACAGCTAATGCTAACTTAGCCGAACCAATTAGAAATAAAATATCACCACCTGTTATTACTAATTTTATAATAATGGAAAATGGTGTTGATAGGATGCTAACAGAAAATGGATTAGACTTAATGATCCGAGAAAACTAAACAACATGGCAGATATAAAATTTTCACAATTTACCGCTGAGGCGGATCTTTCTAACTTTACCAGCATCGTTGGTTACGACGGAGTTGGACCCGCTAATCTTCGTATTACACCTACAGAATTAGTTGCAAGTTTAGAAGGTTTACTATTTGATACTAGTCCGCTACCAGTAAATAAAGGTGGAACTGGTGAAACTACATTTACAGCTGGCTTTTTGAAAGCTGATGCGGCAACACCTTTTACAACTGTTGCTGGTATAGATTTAGCTGCAGATGTTACAGGTGTATTACCTATAGCAAATGGAGGTACTGGACAAAGCACACAACAACTAGCTATTAACGCTTTAACCAACGCTGGTGCATCTTCTGGAGGAGATCTTATTCAAAGCGATGGCACAAACGCTGCTTTTGTTCCAGGTATACAAGTAACAGGTTATAGAATGACTCAAGTATTTATTTGGCCAAATGGTACTCCAGTTGCATATACAAATTGGCTTAGCGCTACAGCTAGTGCTTTACCTTTTAATCCAACGGCTTTAATAGCTTCTAATTTAAATGCTCCTGGTCCAACAGCTTTTACACAATACGGTTGGACATGTACTAACACGCCTGGTGGTACAGCTGGTCAAGAAGCTACTTTTACATTAGGAGTAGATGGAGCAGGAACTTGGAAAGTAAGAACTTGTCAACACTGGTTTGATCAAACAAGCCAGGTAGAAATGAGAGTTTCTTTTATTTTAGCAGGTCCTACCGCTGTAGATGTTATTGATCAAAAGTCTACAGAATTAACAGGAGATAAAATATTTTATGGAGAACTAATTCAAACATTTAGTGCTGGTGATACAATAAAAGTAGAAGTAGAATTTACTGTGGGAGGTGTAAATCCGTTTCCATCAGATACAGGTAATAGACCGATAGAAATATCATTTGAAAGATTAGATTAAAAATTAACAATTAAAAACTAAAACAATGGGACACGGATACACGGGTAATCACCCAAGATATACAATGATTCATGACAGAGAATTAATTTACGATGCAAAACAACAATTGCGCAGAGCAGACAAAGCATTACATGCTTATGATGATAAAAAGCATGCTGGTAAAAAAGTAATGCAGCCTGGTGAAAAAGATCAAACACTAATGGCTCATGATAGAGCAGCTACTAAAATGCTTCCGGGTAAAATACATCCATTAAGCGATGTTTATGGAAAGGTTAGAAACCTAGAGCAGTTTATGCCAGTTGAGGATAGAGCTGGTACAAAAGCTATGGTAGATACAGACAAGCTTGGACCACAAGGAGAAATGGTTGAAGGTATTGCTAGAGAAAAAGGTGTTTTACAAAGCAATGGAACAAGTATGAAAAACTTTCCTTTAAATAGTCCAGAAAGAAGAGCAGAATATGATAAAAGAAACTGGAAACAAGATGAGACTACTGAGCTTAGTATGAAAGATAAAATTGTAGAAGGCGCTAAAAATATGGTGAAAGGAGCTGCTCAAACAGCTGTTAATATAGCTCCTGGTATAATAGCTGGCGCGCCTGGATTGGTAGCTGCAAATGCTATTAAAAACGCGATAAAAAGAAGCGCTGAGGGTAAACCTAATAAAAAAGGTTGTAGCTATAAAAAATAATGGCCTTTAAAATTAAAGCTCCATACACAATAGATAATACCCCTGTGTATAGAGTAGAGTTCAAAGATCCAGCAGTCCATGGTGTTACATTAAACACCGGGTGTATTGTTATAAATAAAAACTTACCCAAGGATGTTGAGGAACAAACTATAAGTCATGAAAAAGTACACACTGATCAAATAATGAGAGGTGATTTATATTATGATGACAAGTATGTTTATTGGAAAGGTAAAAAATATTTAAGATCTAAAATGAACGAGGGTGATAAAAATTTACCCTGGGAAAAAGAAGCTTATGCCAAACAAAAAAAAATTTAGCGAAACAAAAGTCGGAGCGTTTTTAAGTAAAGCAGCTCCAGGTATATTAGGTACTGTTGGTGATGTGTTACCAGACAGTGGTGTATTTGGTGTAGTAAAAAACTTAATACAAAAAGAACCTGATACGGTGTTACCACCGGAAGATAAAGAAAAAGCTATGAAGCTTTTGGAAATGGATATTGTAGAAATGAAAGAAGTATCAAAACGTTGGGCTGCAGATATGAAGTCTGATTCATGGTTAAGTAAAAACACTAGGCCTATGTCTTTAATATTTCTTACAGTTTCTATGGTTATATTAATATTATTAGATAGTTTTGAAATAGACTTTAGCGTTGCTGATGGCTGGGTACAGTTATTACAAACGCTTTTAGTCACTGTTTATGTGGCTTATTTTGGTTCACGTGGAGCGGAAAAATTTAAATCTATAGGTAATAATAAATAAGTAAAGTATATTAAAAATTAAATTAAATTAAAATTATGAGTAAAGAAGTAAAAAAAATAACTGAAGAACAGTTAAAACAAATTCAAGAAGCACAAGCGCAAATGGCTGCGGTAATAAATCAAGTTGGAGCTATTGAAGCTCAAAAGCAAGATATGCTAGCGCAGGTTCCAGTTCTTAAATCCACAATGGATGAGCTTAAAAAAGAGCTAGAAGAACAATACGGTGCTATTAATATTAATGTGCAAGACGGATCTTACGAAGAAATTCCTCAAGAAAACTTAAAAAAAGTTGACTAATGGAGTCTAATATAAGAAAGATCAGTATTGGCGCTGACTATAAAAACGACGCTATGCACTATTCTATTGGCCAACAAGTTTATGGTGGTCATGAAATATCCTGCATATTGTTAGATTCAACTGATAGTTCTTATAATATCTATATAAAGAAAAACAATGAGGTATTGCCATGGAAGAAATTTAATTCTAACATGGCTATATCTGTTGAATATGATTTAGAATATTAATGAGAAGTATTCAAAACTTTATTATTACACCTCTTAATAAAAGATATGAAAATGAATTAAGAGTTGGTGATAAAAAATTAATTATAAACACTTCAATAGAAGAGTTTGAGTTTATAAGTAGGTTTGCTAAAGTTATAGCAGTGCCTACAGCATATCAAACAGAAATAAATGTTGGTGACATTATAGTTGTACATCATAATATATTTAGAAGATGGTATGATCAAAATGGAGAAGAAAGAAACTCTGCGTCTTATTTTAATGAAGACATGTATTTTGCTTCTCCTGACCAAATATATTTATTTAATCAAAGTAATAAATGGAAAACATTTGGTGACTATTGTTTTATAAAACCAATAAAAGATAAAGACTTAGTTGGTATTATAAAATATAATAATAATCAGTTAAAACAAAAAGGTTTAAAAACAGGAGATGTAGTAGGTTATCCACCGGGTAGAGAGTGGAGGTTTTTAATTGATGAAGAACTTTTATATTGTATGAAATCTAAAAATATCTTTGCTAAGTATGAACACAAAGGAAACGAAGTTGAATATAATCCACGCTGGGCAAAAGGCGGTGGACGAATTGATAAAGGTTGCTAAAGAACCTATTGTAGATTCAGACGACGACATATCAGCTGATCGTTTAAAAAACGCTGCCGCTACTAAAAAGCTAGCAATATTTGATGCGTTTGAAATACTTAATCGTATACAAGAAGAAAAAGATATGTTAGAAGCTAAACCAAAAGAAGTTAAACAAAAAACTTTTAAAGGTTTTGCAGAGGGGAGATCTAAGTAATGTATCAGCAAAGTTTATATAAAATATTAGAGGAACATATAAATCCTAAAGTAGTAAAAAGATTAAACAAATCTAAAAAATGGGAGTATGGTTACAACAAAGAATATGATGTAGTTGTAATAAGTAAAGATGGAACTATTGGAGATATATATGAAATACAAAATCTTAAAATAGCTTTACCAAAACAAAAAGATGTTTATAGATTTAAAAACAATAAATGGAGTAAGTTTGAATATCCAAAAGAGTTAAATAAAATAAAAACTGTTTTTGATTTTAAACAATACCCAGAAGATTTTAAAGAACAATGGTATGATTACATCGATAATGAATTTACTCGTAGGGAAGAAGGTTTTTGGTTTTATAACAAAGACGTTCCTACTTACATTAGTGGTACTCATTACATGTACTTGCAGTGGTCTAAAATTGACGTCGGGGCACCAGACTTTAGGGAATCAAATAGATTATTCTTTATTTTCTGGGAAGCTTGTAAGGCAGATCCACGATCCTTTGGGATGTGTTACCTTAAGAATAGGCGGTCCGGGTTTTCTTTCATGGCCTCAGGAGAGGTGGTTAACTTGGCAACCA